CCGACCTGAGCCGGTTCTCCTGCCAAGGGGTCGGTTATGACAAGTGGGGAGCGGCGTCGGTCGTCCAGTGGTTGCAGCGCAACGAGGTCGCTGTCACCCCGATCACCCAGGGATACGCCCTCTCCCCGGCACTCAAAGAACTAATGCGGCTGGTGAAGGCCGGCGGGATCACCCACGGCGGGCATCCGGTTGCCAGGTGGAATGCGGACTCCGCCGAGGTCCGGCGCGACGACGGGGACAACATCAAGCTGGTGAAGCCCGAGCGGTCAGCGTCAGGGAAACGAGTAGACGGCATCGCAGCCCTGGGCATGGCCCTCGAGGGTTGGAGTCGCCGTCCCGAAGAAGAGGAGCCGGCCGAACTGGTCAGCTTTTAGGGGAGGTTGTACGTGGTCGACGAGGAAATACCCGTCGGCCTCCCGCCGACCACACCTCTTGAATGGCTCGCCAAACTCGACAAGCAGCTCAACCGCTCCCAGCGCGCGCTCAGCATCTATGACGACTACTACGAGGGTCGCCACCCGCTCGCCTTCGCCACCCCGAAGTTCCGTGACGCCTTCGGCATCGCCTTCCGGGAGTTCGCTGACAACTGGTGTGATCTCGTCGTCGACGCGGTGGAGGAACGGCTCAACGTCGAGGGGTTCCGGCTCGGCGCCAACACCGAAGGCGACAAGCGGGCCTGGAAAATCTGGCAGGCCAACCAGCTCGATGCGGAAAGCCAGCTCGCCCACACCGAAGCTCTCATCAACGGTCGTTCCTACGTCCTGGTATGGGACGGCGACACACCCGGAGTTCCGTCGATCACCGTCGAGCACCCCACGGAGATGGTCTGTGCCACGGCCGCTGGAAACCGGCGAATCCGTACCGCTGCCCTCAAGCGTTGGCTCGACGACTCCGGCTACATCTTCGCCACCCTCTACCTCCCCGACGGCATCTACAAGTTCCGGTCAAGGGCGAAGCTGCCCACGAACCGCATCTCTAGCGTCTCGAATACCCGGTGGGTACCGAGGGAGCTGAGCAGCGAGGTCTGGCCGCTCCCGAACCCCTTGGGTGTCGTCCCGGTGGTCCCGCTCCACAACCGTCCCCGACTGCTGCAGCCCGGCGTATCGGAGATCGCCAAGGTCATCCCGATCCAGAACGCCATCAACAAGCTGGTCATGGACATGATCGTGGCGTCGGAGTTCGGCGCCGCCCCCCAGCGGTGGGCTACCGGGCTGGAGGTCCCGAAGGACCCGATAACCGGCCAGCCCCAGGAAGTCTTCAAGACGATGCTCGATCGTCTGTGGACGACGAAGAACAAAGACGTGCGCTTCGGTGAGTTCGGCGCCACCGACCTGACGAACTTCACCAAGGGCATCGAGCTCCTGGTGCAACACATCGCCTCCCAGACCAGAACACCGCCTCACTACTTCTACCTCTCCGGCCAGTTCCCCTCGGGCGAGTCGATCAAGTCCGCTGAGACCGGGCTCGTCGCCAAGACACGCCGCAAGATGCGCCACTTCGGAGAGGGTTGGGAAGAGGTCATGCGCCTGAGCTTCTTGGTCATCGGGGACAGACGGCGCGCCAGCGTCACCGACTCCGAGGTCATCTGGCGTGATCCCGAATCCCGCTCCGAAGCGCAACACATGGACGCCGTCATCAAGTTGAAGCTCCTCAACATCCCTGACGAAATCCTCTGGGAGCGGGCGGGAATGTCGCCCCAGGAGATCGGGCGCATGCAATTGCTGCGAGCGGAAGCAGTTGCTTCCGGCGAAGCCCCCGCAGGCCCGCCGGTGGAGCCGACCATCACCGAAGCCATCAGAGGCTGACCTCCCCCGAGCGATTCGGGAGGACCACATAAATCGGGCGCGATGCCCGCTAACGAAAGGAGTTAGGCGCGATGCCTGACGACCCGACACCTGACCCAACCCCCGACCCGACACCCGACCCAACCGACGATCTCGGAGACGCCGGCCGCAGGGCCATGCCGAGAGGACAGCCAAAGCGGCGCAGGCCGAACTCGACAAGCTCCGCAGCGAGGGGCAGTCCGAGGTTGAGAAGGCCATCGCCAAGGCGAAGGCAGAGGGCAGCGCGGAAGCACTGTCCACGGCCAACGCCCGCGTCCTCAGGGCCGAAGTCAAAGCCCTCGCCGCCAATAAGTTGGCCGACCCCGCCGACGCCGTCCACTTCCTCGACCTGTCCGAGTTCGAGGTATCCGAAGACGGCGAAGTCGACTCCAAGGCCATCGCCAAGGCCATCGACCGCCTCGTCAAAGACAAGCCCTACCTCGCTTCCGGTGCTCCCCGTGGATCGGGAAGTGCAGACGGCGGCGCACGCGGCGGCTCCAAGCCCGAAGCGGACATGAACGCCTGGCTCAGAGGTGAGCGCGACCGCATCTCCCTGTAATCCCTGCTGGCTCCAATCGGACCAGCGCAATCCAACTGACCCGAAAAGGAGCCACCAATGGCTTACGACAACATCGTTTCACGTACCGACGCCCAGGCGATCATGCCCGAAGAGGTATCGAACGCCATCCTCAACGACCTACAGAACGAATCCGCCGCGATGACGTTGTTTCGGCAGATTCCGATGAGCCGCAAGCAGACCCGCCTCCCGGTCCTCGCTGCCCTTCCGACCGCCTACTTCGTCACCGGTGACACCGGCCTAAAGCAGACCACCGAGGCCAACTGGGCCAACAAGTTCCTCAACGCTGAGGAACTGGCCTGCATCGTTCCTATTCCTGACGCCGTGTTGGAGGACACCGACTTCGACGCTTGGAGCTCGGTCATCCCGCTCTGCCGCCAGGCCATCGGACGCGCCCTCGACGCCGCCGTGTTCTTCGGTGCCAACAAGCCCGCATCGTGGCCGACGGAGATCGTCGCAGCGGCCATCGCTGCCGCTAACACCGTGACCAGGGGCACCAACGCCGCCGCAGCCGGTGGCATCTACGGCGACCTCTCCGACCTCTACGGAACGGTCGAGGCCGACGGTTTCGATGTCAACGGTCTGGCCGCAACGACTACCTACAAGGGTCGGTTGCGCCAAGCCCGCTCGACCCAGGGCCAGGCGCTCGATGACGAGTTCGCGGCCGAGATCAAAGAGGCCATTACCTTCCCCATGCGGGGACTGTGGCCGACTGGATCGGGCGCGGCGGAGGTCGTGGCCGGTGACTTCACCCAGGGCCTTCTCGGAGTGCGTCGAGACATCATGGTTGACCGCAGCCAGGAGGCGATCATCCAGGACAACTCCGGGGCGATCGTCTACAACGCCTTCCAGCAGGACATCACCCTTGTCCGCATCACGGCACGCTTCGCCTTCCAGGTCGCCAACACCATCAACTACGACCAGCCGACCGAAGGAAGCCGCTTCCCCTTCGCTGTGCTTCACGCCGCCTAGTCCCCCACCCAAAACAAGGAGAACAGAGCAATGACGAAGTCCAAGTCCGACGACCTCGGCGCGTCCGAGGTGCAGGAGAAGGTCGACGAGGAGACCGAGAAGGGCTACCGCGGGACGAAGGTCGACCCGCTGCCCAACTCGGCGCACAGCCTCGCATCCGGCCCCGACTCACCCACCCTGACCGACGACCGCACGCGCGCCGAGCAGGTCCACTCCACTCCGAAGGAAGGCTGAACTTATGCCCGATACCGCTCCTCTCGTTCGCAAGCTCACGGCCGATGTCCCGGCCGCAGCAACCGGAGCCGACGGTGAGCATGACGTCGGCCAAGCTCCGTTCGCTGCCACCGTCACCGCGGTCACCTACCTATCCGATACGACCCTGACCGGTGCCAACACCAACAGCCGCACCGTTGTGCTCGTCAACAAGGGCGCAGCCGGCTCCGGTACGACTGTGGTGGCGACCCTGGCGTTCGTCTCCGGGGTCAACGCCACCGCTGACGCACCGACCGCCGTGACCCTCTCGGCTGTCGCCGGGGCGACCACCGTCGCATCCGGGGACGTTCTGGCGTGGCAGTCGACCCACGTCGGTACCGGCCTGGCCGATCCCGGTGGCGTCGTCACCGTCGAGTTCACCCGCGCCTAGTCCAACGTGGCCCAGTTCGTCTCAGCCGCCGAACTGGCGACGTTCGCCCGTCGGTCATTCAGCGTCGACGATCTGAACGTCGCCGATCTCGTGTTGGCCGGTGTCACTGGTGCGATCCAGCGCCACACCGGCCAACAGATCGAACGGGCCATAAATAATGAGGTGAACCTTCAGGGGGTCTGGACGCGCGAGCTGATCCTTCCCCAATGGCCCGTTGAGTCGGTGACTTCGGTACAGGTGAACAACGGACCGGTAGCGACGGGGACGTGGTTTCTCTCCGGGCACAAGCTCTACCGGGGAGTCCTGCCCATCTTCAACGGGCCGGACGACTGGGGCGGGGACCTCTACCTCAGCTCCAGGCTCGGGCCGC